TTAGCCCAATATGCGGCGGACATCTTGCCCTTTTTGATATTCTTACCATGGCGGGCTTTAAAAGATGCAGAGCGTTTTGTAGCTGTTCTATCGCCGGTTACACCTTGTTGGCCGAATCGGATAGTTTTAACTTTGCCGCCCTCTTTAGCCACAACGACATGTGACTTGGTTTTGTGCTTAGGGGTGCGCTTCGGTTTGTTGAAACCGGAAACACCTGCTCGTGCTAGTCGTGGGTCTTTTTCTTTTGCCATTAATTACATTATAGCACATTATGTAAATTCATACCACCCAGTAAGGATAGCCTTTTCACTTGTTTCTGAAACATGGCTTCTATGTGTGTATGTCCAGTCTGCGGGCCAAATGACCGTGTAGCCCTTTTGAGCGGGAACGTACAAACTTTGGTGGATCCAGTCGGTTCCACCGTCAGGTACGTCATTTAAGTATGTCATATATACAAGATGTCTATTTACGGCAAAGGGAGCAGAACCAGTTCGTTCTGTATGCCAAACTTTAAAACCACCTCCCGGAGCGTACCATTGATAAGAGATATTGTTTTTTATTGTGAATTCACCATATGCATCAGCCCAAGGAAATTTTTCTATATACTTTATAAGAACTTCTTGTAATGCATCAAGGTAATTCTGAATAGCAATATGATTAAATGCAAGTGGTAAATAGATATCCGTAGAATCTTTTACGTTTTTATCAACACCCTCACCAGTTCTTCCCTCGCGTACTTGAAAGTAATGAGTGTCTTCATGTACTAGATGTATCACATTGTCAATAATTTCTTCATCAATAAAGTCTCCCCAGATAAAATCTGTTTGTGGAGTTTCAGGCATTTCCTGTAGGAAAAAATCTTCATCTGTATTCATCTCTTACCTCCGAAGTAGGGAACGGCGTGGCCGTCGGCTATCAGGCTGTCGTTTAGGTTGACTCCATCACAGATGAGTTCCCCCAAGATTCTGCCGTACTTGCCGCGTTCGTGCGAAATAAGTATTATCTCTTCGGCTTCTTCCAGCATCTTCTTTGAGTACTCTTTTGCTTCAAGCCCACGGGCCTTTTCTTCGAGGTCTCTTGTGCGACTCTCCGGTGTGTTGAGGCCGAAAAATCGAATGCGCTGGTGTTTCATCTGTACGTCGAAGCCCAAGTCAATGGTTACGTCGCAAGTGTCACCGTCAATGACGCGCTCTAAATAAACTCTGTAGTTATACATAAACCTTCTCTCTTATCGTGCATAAACTGTGTACTCTCATAGCTTTGTCGTGCCGCCACGGAACGTAATAATCTTCTGTGAAGTCTCGCCAATGCTGTTCGCTACTATCTCTTCTTTCGTCGGCTGTGATCGCGTTGGATGTGACACTGGGATTGGTACCGACGTGGACCATCTCGAAACCACGCTGCCGCAATACATCATACTCATTAGGATAACGAACATCGTCGAGAAACATATGAGTACTTGGAGGGTGGCTATCAATAGTGCGGGCCATAATGTCGACCCAATAGTTCGCATCTACGTCTCGCATCCTGTTGCCACAAAACTGCAACAATTGCCGCCACTTGTATTTTTCCGGCACTGTGGTCAAGTCTTCCATCGGAATGTCGAAAGTCTGACTGACGCACTTTCTCAGTGGTGCTGCAAATGATAGCATAGTTCCCCCATACAATGCAGCCATCTGGCGTGACAATGTTGACTTACCGCAGCCGGGAGAACCAAAGAATGCTATCCTCATTTTCGTACCACCTGCCATACAATTCGTGCAAGCCCAATAACTCCCACAACAACGGAAGTCCACGAGATTATGTGAATGGTCATAACACCCTCAAAGAGGTGTCTGGACACATCAGCCATGATGCCCCCAAAGAGGATAAGCGGTATCGGAAAATAATCTTTAAGTAGTTTCATTAGTTTGGTAGCGGGGGCCGGAATCGAACCTGACGACCTTCAGACAATGAACCTGACGAGCTACCACTGCTCCACCCCGCGTCGCTCCTAGTTTTGCATTATTCGGGCATATTCCATCCAAGCTTGTGCCATTTCAGGACTGCCGTCGTTTTTCAAACCTTTCGTTGCTAGGAAGGCTTCCCAAGCTGCAGCGCCAGCGGCAGTAGCGGCTTCGTATCGTTCGGCCATTTCTGCTTCATGCTCTTCTACAGTTTTAAAGGGTTCCAATCCTAGTCGGACACGTTCGTCATTGTCATATACATCCCAAGTAGGTCGGGCAGCTTTCCAACTGTCGTAACTCTCCCGGTCTTTAATGCGTGTGACACCGTATCCAAGGGAGGGGTCAAAGCGCATCTGCCACTCTGGAAATACCATTTGCTCCCAACCGTCTTCGTCTACCTCAGCATCTACAACACGTCCTGTTGCATCATACTCAAATAGGACTTCACCATTCTCTTCTATCTTTTCCATTAGTCGAAAATCTCCTCCATCAAATCTAACCTGTATTCATTTGTTTCACTGGTTATCACTACGTTTACTAAAGCCTCTTCTAGATATATTATATGATCATGTATTTCTACAATTTGTGCATCTTTATACTGAAGAGCTGCTTCATATGTCTGTAGTGTATCATGTATTGTGCTAAGGTGGTAAATAGCTAAAGCTACCATTGCGATAATAGGAATAAAGGCACCAATTAAAACTAGCTCATTTTTCATTTTGTTTGCTACTTACCTCGTTACCGAATGCTTCAAAGAGTTTACTTAGTCCTGCTGACACAGGTAGCGAAAGGACCGCGAGAGCTGTGAGAAGCCCCTCAATAGAATTTAATGTTTCTGGATTTTCAGTAGCTGACCAAATGATTCTTGCACCGAGGGCAAGCCATACCATTACAACGGGAACGAAGATAATACCAGTTAAGAGCTGGATACCAGTAATTGTAGTACCCTCAGAACGCGGTGGCTCCTGTGTAACTACAACCTCTTTTACTTCTTGTTCTTCAGTCATTTTTAAACCACTCGATTGGAACGCTGCTGTCAGTTCCCTCTATTATCTGAGCACACTCTTTAGGCCATGCACTCCATCCATCGAGTTGCCAAATCAAATAACCTAGTTGCATATTGTCCTCAATCTCATATGGATTGTACCAATCTATCATCCAAAAATATTCATTTATATTTATTTGGAAGATGCCTACAATATCTCCTGTATCCGCCTTTATAGTTAAAGGAGTTGCAGGGTCACTGTCGTGCAAACAACTAACGAACCTCCACAACTCATTTGTCTCATCTCTGTACTTAGTCATGCCATACCATCCGAAGTATGGCCTCCAACTTGACCTACTTAGATGTATACCAAAATCCCACCTATCCAGAACAACGACATATTGCTGTGGTATCAATTCCACATGTACAGATGTCACCGCCCTCTGAGCAACAGGAGTAGTTTGCAAACCATGCATCTCCACCGTCGATATTGCTACTGGGGTGGGGTTGGGGTACTTCTGTTGAAAGATTGCTAAGGGCGAGTCTACGACGCTCGGAAGCAGTGCGAACAGGCTCATAGCAGCCGCAATTGCAAGAAACCATTTTATCCTCCTACTGGACTGTGATTGGGGCCTCATAGTTGTTTGTTGCTGTCATTGACTGTATTAACGTAGTAGCTGCTATTACGAAACTTGGAGAGTCAATTCCTGAACCATCACCAATCTTACTATTTTGAATTGTCAAAGTGCCAATCTCCATATTGTCGAGATTAATCCCTCCACCGTAAGCGGAGATATTACTGAGGGTAAGTGTACGGCAATAACTGTCTGCAGTTTGCGTATCGATAACAATCTTGTCGAAGGAACCATTAGTGACTCCCGGAATTTTTACAGCACCACGAGTAGAAGTTACTGTGACATCTTTTGGAGTACTAGAAAGTGTAGGCCCAATGGAAAGACCATCAGCTGCTACGTTTGTAATATTCAATTGATACACGTTTGTTGCTGCTAGGTTAAATGTTGTGGCTTCTACGTTATCAATGATAACCGTATCACAGCTCAATGTATTTGATGCTGCACCAATAATCTGAATTGCATCTGTTAGCCCAGAAGCCTTACCAATCTCTAGACCAGAGATAGTAATGTCTGCGGCTCGTGCACCGGATACGTTTAGCTGTAGCGTGTGAGTTTGTAGCTCTCGTTCGTCAGCGGGTGTGTTATCAGCAAACACCCACTCATCACCTACTTGCAGGGTTCGGTCTGGTTCAACAGCCGCTGCGTTATAGCTAGCAGGTTCAGGCCATATCGGAGCTGCGTTCAGTCCTCTGATCGCGGTACCAATTGCGAATCCTGTAACAAGGATACCAATAATGACACCAAATGTACCTACTTTCCATACACCACCTACAATTCTAGTACCTTTTAAACTTGGAACTTTAATGTCCGGTACCTTTCCTACATTCATGACGTTGGGCATACCTACGTCTACTTTTGGTGTTTGCCAATCTCTTGATTTAAACTTAATCGCCGGTAACCGGATATTAGGTATTGTAAACAACCTTTTCAAAAACTTCATTCATAGTTCCCCCTACTTGCCTTTTTTCTTACCTTTCGCTACTTTGGCATTGATAACACGGTCAAAAGAGTCTGCCGCCATTTGAGCAATTTTCTCAGTTGCTCCACTTCTTATACCATCGATTTTATTACGTTGTTGCGCCATGTGTTTAGCACGTAGGTCTGTAATGTATCTATCTTGTGCTTTGCGCTGTTCTGAAGTTTCAGACATAAATATATCCTCCGATTACTGCCGGTATCTTGTCATTTTCATTATAACAAACTAGAGTGCTTTTGTCAATAGATACTTTGCTCTGCGCTCGGCAGCAGCGGTTTGTTCTTTAGCACCTTCTGGGGCATATTCTAACACGTAGTGTGGGAGAGCAGAGGTTCGGCCCATCACCGCTTGACAGCCCTTGTATTCATCTAAGTAACGGTATCGAGCACACATAAGGCAAACGATGCGGTTCTCTGCATGAATTAA